CACTCGTCTCCAAAACGAGAAGATAAAGGTTCGAATCCTTTAGGCCCTGCCATTGTAAAGATTGTGCGGGCGTGGCGGAATGGCAGACGCGCCAGACTTAGGATCTGGTGGGTTATCTCGTAAGAGTTCAAGTCTCTTCGCCCGCACCAGAAAGGTGAAGGAAGCCACCTTGGCTGTAAAACCAGCAAGCGGAGTTGATCGCCCGCAGTCTCCCGGAGTAGTTCGTGTACTTGTCTTCGTCACCAAATATCAAGTACACCATGTGCCGGATTAGCTCAATGGTAGAGCAGCTGACTTGTAATCAGCAGGTTGCGGGTTCGAGTCCCGTGTCCGGCTCCAATTTGCCAGTGTAGCAGAATGGCATATGCAAACGGATCTAACCCGTTGATTTGTCGGTTCGAGTCCGACCGCTGGCACCAGTTGATAAGGCGACGAAGGATGTGACAGGATGGGTTATACGATTGACGAGCTTCCATCAGAAGCGAAGCGAAATCTAGTAGGCGAAATGATTGATAAGAAGAACGGTGCGTCCGATAAAGACTGGGCAGAAATCTGCGAGGAGTTTGATCTGACGGTAAATGCGGAAACACTTCGGAAGGCCGGAGTTGGCGTAAAGCTGGCAAGCGATGCTGGAATGTCTTTCTGCGGTAACTCCGATGAGTCTGGCACCGAGTACATGGAACGCCAGAAGATGCGGGACTTAGGAAATAAGCTGAACGCCGCTTATCGCTCCGAATCGCGGAGCCAGTTATTGCGCGAGACAGTACAGCAGGCGGTACAGCAGTTGCCCAGTTTGCCGGAAATCGAAATTCAACCTCGACCGCAAGACAAGGAGCATAGAGCACGAGAGCTTGTAGTTGCCATGGGCGACTTTCATTACGGAGCGGACATTGACGTTCGCGGTTTATATGGAGAATGCCTGAACCGCTACAACAGTGAAGTTTTTGAAACTCGTATGCAAAAACTTCTTGATGATATTATCTGGATCATTAAGCGCGAAGAAATCGGATTTGTAAACCTCTTCTTTATGGGAGATTTGGTGGATGGAATGCTTCGCCAGAGCCAACTGATGAAACTGGAATATGGGCTGGTCGAATCTGTGATTCATCTTTCAGAGTATTTATCCAGATGGATCAACGAGTTGTCAGCTTACGCCACGGTTGTCGTCATAGGCGTGACGGGCAATCATTCTGAAGTTCGTCCTTTCAAATCAAAGGCGCGTGAGTTCCCGGATGAGAATCTGGAGAAAATCATCTTCTGGTTCTTGGATGAACGGCTCAAGGACAATGACAACGTGATCGTGATGCGGGATTGCGGGCAAATGTCCAAGATCACGATTTGCGGCTATAACTTTGTATTGCTTCACGGCGACGGAGAAAAGAGCATCGACCAGATTGCTCGAAACACGGTAAACCTGTATGGCGAGCGTGTGGATTATTTTGTCTGCGGTCACTTGCACAAAGAGCAGGAGTTTCCATCTGGATACACCATTGACGGTAATTCCCTAATTATTCGAGTGCCGTCTCTATGCGGCATGGACAAGTACGCGCAAAGTAAAGGCTATGGTGGACGCGCCGGCGCAACCGCTTTTGTGATGTCCCCTAAGTATGGACGCCAAGTTGTTTACCCAATTGATTTAGGAACAGTGAGTTGATTTCAAAATCAGCTCTTTTTTAATATTAAAGGAGGGAAGCGTAAATGGCAAAAGCATCAGCAAACTATAAGCTGTGTATTAAGTGCAATCGTTCTCTCCCACTAAGTGAGTTTTACCCCAACAAGAAATGGGCAGCACAGAGCTACCATGACGCATGGTGCAAAGAATGTGCGCAGCGCTATTGTACCGATCAGGAATCGTTAAAACAATATTGCTTTGAGAACAACCGCAAGTGGGAGGATAGCTATTGGGATTCTTCCTACAAGAAGGCTCAGTATTATTTGAGCAACAATCCTCTTTACGTAAATCCAAAGACGCCAGCGGAAAAGAAAAAGGCTATTGTTGATGAAGCAACATGCCGGCAATTCTTTACGTTGATGAACATGAAGTCATTCTACACGTATCTTGATAACGTAAAAACAAACGATGTTTTTGAGGCGCAGAAGATTGAAGAGCGCGACACGAAGATGGAATACAGCAAGGTATGGCGCGGTTATTTTACCAAAGACCAAATTGCCATACTGGACGCCACCTACGAAGAATATGAGCGTGACTTCGATCTTGGAAATGTCAGCGTTCGTGACTATGCCCGCAAAGTTGCGAAGGCGTCATTGAACGCGGACATAGCTGAAGACAAGATGCGGCGCGGCGAGATCTCCGCCAGTGAATACAATGAAGTCCAAAAGATTTTTGATAACTTATCTAAGTCCAGCAACTTTGCTGCCTGTGCCAGAAAGCCCGGTTCGTCAACCGGACTTACATCACTTGGCAATATCATTTATAATCTTGAGATCAATCATCAGTTGGATATCAACCCTTTCAGATTCCCGGAAGATGATATTGACAAGGTTATGGCAGATTACCGGCATGTGGCTGTTGCGGTAGGAGCACAGATCTAATGTCGATGGAAAGTCAGGTCAACAACGTTCGAGAGATCGCGAACATTGTTGGCTGGACAGAAATGATTTGGTATTGGCGGACACACTTGGATGTGTTTATTGTAGACTATCTGCATGTGCCGCTCAAAGATACGCAGCGTGTTGAAGCCAGAGCTTTCGGTAATGGCGACACGCTTTTTCTGACGCAATCCCGTGGCTACGGCAAGACATGGATCTGCGCCATTTGCTGCATCGCGCTTGCGATTCTATATCCAAGAAGTTTTATCGCGGTTGTTTCCGCCACCGCGCAGCAAGCAACCCTCATGCTTAAAAAGATTGAGGATGAGTTTGCGGATAATGAAAACATCAAGAAGGAACTGGATTACGGCAGCGGCAAGAAACCTGTGAACGTGAACGCCAACAAAGGCGTTGTGCGCTTCAGCAATGGTTCTAAAATTGAGAGCTATTCGCTTGGAACCTTTCTTGGTTCCCGTGCAAAGGTTATTGTTGTTGACGAAGCGCCAGAAGTAAAAGAGTATGTCCTCTCCAAGGTTGTCAAGCCTGTTCGTAACACGACACGTTCCCATTGTGTTGCAAATGACATCCCGGATTACCCGTCAAAGCTGGTGAGTATTACATCGGCTTGTTTGAAGTCGAACTATTTCTATACTGCGTTCTGCGATGCGCTGAAGAAGCTGGGGCAGGGCGACACATCCTATTTCGCCTGTGCGCTGGACTATGAGTCGGCGGCGCGCGTTGGCATTACGAAGATGGAGTTCTTTGAGAAGGAACGCGAGACGCTGCCTGAAGTAAACTTCCGAATGGAATATGGAACGATCTTCATGGGTGCGGAAAGCGGATCCATCTTCCCCTATGAGCTCACCGAGCGCTGCCGGAATCTGACGGAAGTTGAAACTGCGCAGCCAGCAAAGAGTACGTCCCAGTATGTAATTACCCTTGACCTTGCGACCTCCGCTGCGAAGCATGCAGATAACGCGGTGATTACCGTGCTTAAACTGATAGAGCGTGAAGATGGTATGTACATCAAGAAGTTGGTATACATTCGGTCTTATCATGGTAAACGTTTGGATGCGCTGGCAGTTGAGCTTCGCAAGCTCTTGGTTCGCTTCCCGAACACAATCAAAGTCGTATTTGACTATCGTGGTCTTGGAGATGCGTTTCCTCAGTTTCTGTCTCAACCATGGACAGACCCGGAGACAAATAAAGAGTATCCGCCTCTGGTAATGGATACGGAACATTCCATCATTCATGATGCGGTTCCACTGCTGCGTCCGTGCGCTGCGAACAATCAGATTAACCAGCAGCTTGTCTCCCAGACAACGATTAACTTTGAGCGGGAACTGATTCAGATTCCGATAAACAGCCGCTACATTTTGGGAAACACTGTTGTGCGTCCTGATGAAGACGACGAAGGAGAGTCATCCAAGAATCAGCGCAACCTGACACAAGCAGAAAAAGCGATCTTCGTTGAAACGGACGCCCTGCAAATTGAGATGGGCAATGTTGTTTCCCGCGAGACAGCGTCCGGTGCAATCGTTTATGATACTGCAAAATCAACACAGCACAAAGACAGATGGTCTTCGCTGGCTATGGGACTGAGATATGTCTCTGAACTGGAAGAAGAACGCAAAGTGAAACTTGCTCGCAATTATAACAATGTCTGTATTGGTGTTGTGACAACATTCTAAATGGAGGAATGAGAGATGGGTATTTTTGATTGGTTTAAGGCAAAGCCTCCAGCTCCGCCTCCAGAACCAGATAAGCCGAAAGAGGTTTTTGTTGGGCCTGACGCAAATGTGTCTATGACATTTGCGGATCGCGACATCACTTTTCAAGGATGTCTGGCTGGTTATAACTACCGGGCGATTCTACGAAACAAGCAAAAGCATATCCTGCAGCTGTATGAATTGTCGGACTACTATTCAGATGCGGATCCTGTATTTCGGGGAATTATCAAAGAAGTCTATACCCCGTTCAGTATCAGCGACGGCTTCCGGCTTGTGGGCGCAAACGAACGAGTCAAAAAGAAATACATAGATTACTATGAGAGAATCGGCTTCCGCCAATTTATGGAAGATGTATTTCTTGAGTTTTATAAATACGCCAACGTGGTCGTGTACATGATGCCGAATGACAGGCTGATTGTTTTGCCTGTCCACTTATGCAGGATTGGGAATGTTTCAATCGACGGGGAACCTGTGGTGGAATTTAACTGCCGATCCGTTCGGGACGATTTGGTTAAGCGTTGCGGGCAGACCTTTAAGCAATGGGTCGAAGATGAAGACCTCGATGTTCGCCTGAGTGGTTATCCGCCGGAAGTGGCGCTTGCCATCAAGACCGAGTGGAAAGAATGGGTTCAGCTAAACCCTGCCAACACATTTGTTATGCAGGATTTGAAGGAAGGTTGGATGCGATACGCCGTACCGATGGTAGCTGCCTGTCTAAAGGCTTTCGAGAAAAAGGAACGCATTTCCAACTATGAAGATTCTCTGATCGACTTAGCAGCTCGATCATTTGTTCATGTCAAGTACGGCGACAAGAATCAGGAAGTCCTCCCGGATGTCAATGTGCTGAATCAGGTCAGCAAACTGTTCAAGTCTGCAATGACCGGAACGGCATTAGCTGTCACCAACAACTGGTGCAGTGCCGAAGTGATTCAGCCGAAGACAGACGACATCTTTGAGTATGACAAATACAAAGGCGTTAACAGCGATATTCTTTCTGCCGGTGGCATTTCAGGAATTATTGTTTCCGGTCATGCTGAAGATGGTTCAACGTTTGCTTCTGCTCAAGTGAGCATGCAGACCGCAGCCATGCGAATCAAGCAGGCGAAAGATTCTTTTTGCGATATGATGGATAAGATCAATCGGAGGTTAAACTTCCGTGTTGGCAACACACTGAAGCATAGTGCCAACGATCAGATTCCACGCTTTACATTCCCGCCTACGGATCTATCTGGTTCCAAGGCGTTTCAAGATACCTGCCTCAAACTGTGGCAGGAAGGTGTTCTTTCTCATGAGACGCTGATGCAGTCTTATGGTTTGGATATGAATCAGGAAGTTGAGCGCAAGAAGACGGAAGAGGCGCAAGGCGTACATGCGGTGCTTGCTCCTTCCGACAAAGATAATTGCAGAGAAACCGCAGATAAAGCTGCCGATAACGGCGTTCGCGGCAGGCCAACGCTGGACGAAGAGGAGCGGCACAGTGATCCCGCAAACTCACAGACAGGCCGACAGCCTAAGCCGTCCAACCCTGATGGCAGCATAGAACAGGAAACACAATAATTTGGATTGAGGGAACGTGTTCAAGCGCGTTCCTTTAATTATATTTTATTTACCAGATCGTGACCTCCTAACACGATTTTGTAAAAGCAAGGAATGAACAATATGGCAGATGAGAAACTTTATGTATTGGCTTCCGACGTTGCCATATCAGAGC